CTATGGCAACAATAAATTTAACTGAAGGAACAGAGATACGAGAAGAACCACAAGTACTAAAACTTAGAGAGATAAGGTTTGCCTTGTACAAGCTAAGAGGTAATGATGGATGTGTTCAATATAATACTGAAGTTATAGATGCCTTATGTAAACGATTAGAACTATTAGAAATGGAGATATAATATGAAAACAATAACTGAGTCACAAAAGGAAAGATTAATTGATGGTTTGAATAATCTTAAGGATATTAATAATGATATACAAGATGCATGTCCTCTTGACTATGCAAAAGTTATAGAATTGATAGGACTAGAATATGTAATAGCTGGTATATTTAATTTAGAGTTACCTACGTGTGAACACTCTTACGATAATAGGTATAGAAGTTATGTGTTTAAGGAAACCACTGATGAAAAATAAAAAATTAACAACTCTAGTGGGTGAGTATTATTTGTCCTTTGATTTCAATGAGTTACGTAAAGAAACTAAAGAACAATATCAATACTTTCTTGGAGTACTGTTAAGCACAAAAATTGGTACTGCTCAAAATTTAGGCAGTATCAACTTTTCTGATATCACTACTAAAATGGCTAAAGTTTCTTATGACTTATGGTGTGAGAGAGGTATCCATTTGGCTAATCATGTTATGTCCGTGACTAGAGTGGTCTACAATTATGGAATACACATGGAACATTGTACTATAAATCCATTCACTACTATCAAGAAAAGAATACCTAAACCTAGAAAAACAGTTTGGTCAAAACAAGATGTAATTAATTTTCTTGACACAGCTTATTCTGATTTTAACACTAGGAGTTTGGGTTTGATTGTTCAGATGGCATATGAATGGTGTCAACGATTAGGCGATATACGTTTACTTAAATGGGAGAATTTAGACTTGACAAATAAACGTATGCACATAGAGCAATCTAAAAGAAGGGCTGAAGTGTTTCTGCCTATCTCAGATGAGTTATGTTCTATGTTGGTGCAACAGGAGAAAGATTTCGGTTTTCAAGAGCTTGTAGCACCTCGCCCTCGCCCTAAGAGAGGTCAGTACCACCCTTACTCTATTACTAAGCTACCAACAGTAGGTAGAAAGGTAATGGACTCTGCTGGACTCTCTAAGGAGCTTCGTCTGTCAGACTTACGTAGGACAGGTACAACTGAGATGGTTGATGCAGGAGTATCTATGGGAAATATTATGTCAGTTACAGGGCATACTAATCCACAAAGTGTTAAGCCATACATGAAGAATACATTCACGAGTGCTAACTTGGCATTAGAAAAAAGAAAAAAATTGACAGTATGAAATATCCATGTTACAAGACATTAATATTGTCCAAACCCATATACTATAAGGAACATATATAATGACTAATATAATTGATTATGTAAAAGATTTAGATGTACCCAATGATGATACAGTTAGAATTAATTGTCCTTCGTGTAAGTCATATAAAACTTTTACTGTTACAAATAATATGGGTTCACTCGTATGGAATTGCTATAAGGCTTCATGCAATTTAAGTGGGGGTGCTCGTGTTAGACTATCTGTAGATGATATCAAGGTAATAGGGTCAAAGAAAGATACCATTGTTACTGATACATTTACATTACCTGAATACATAGTGCCACACAATAATAGACAGAACCTCATGCAGTTTTGTACAAAGTGGAGGTTAGATGCTGATAAGCATGATCTTCATTATGATGTACGAGAGGACAGAGTAGTCTTTCCTATTATGGATAATGGAACAGTCGTTGATGCTACAGGTAGGTCTTTAGCAAATAAAATACCTAAGTGGAAACGATACGGAAACAACCCCTTGCCTTATACTTTTGGTTATGGTAAGGTGGCTGTAGTTGTTGAGGACTGTGTTAGTGCTGCTGTTATAGGTAGCGAAATTTATGTCGGGGTGGCAATACTGGGAACTTCATTATCTGAAGAACACAAGAAATTTCTCTCGCAGTTCTCAACAGCCATAATAGCTTTAGACCCCGATGCCTTACCTAAGATATTTTTATTTGCAAAAGAATTAAGAGGGTATGTTGACAACATACGTGTTTTAAGACTAGAAGATGATATTAAGTATTTAAAAGATAAAGATTTAATTAATTTACATAACCTAACCCCGAAGGAGAAAATATGGAATTAGCATTATTAAGAAGTTTAATGGATAAAGAGTTTTACGATGAGCATCGTGGTGCAAGATGTCCTGATAGACTATTCAGTAAAGACTCAAGAAAAATAAAACAGGCTATTGATTCAGCGATGGATCGGTATGAAAGAACTATTACACCTGATGAGATTGAGGCATTGTTTATGTCAAACAATCCATCACTTACTACTGCTCAAAGACAAGCCTACTCAGTATTGTTTATGTCAATTAAGAAAGAGCAACCTTTAGGTGGAGATGTAGCACAAGAGGTACTATCCAAGTTGTTCCAACAAGTAGTAGGCGAAGACATAGCTAATCTAGGTTTTGATTACGTTAATGGTGAGCAGACTAGTCTAGAACCTTTACGACTATTACTTGAGCAGTACAATGATGACTTCACACCTGACTTAAATGTTGAGTGGGATGACTTAGACATTGAGACACTATTAGCTAAGAATGATCTTGAAGCTAGGTGGAACTTTAATATACCTGCACTAACTAGGCAGATAGATGGTGTCAACGCAGGTCACTTGATTGAGATAGGTGCTAGACCTAATACAGGTAAGACATCATTTCATGCTAGTATTATTGCATCGCCGGGTGGATTAGCACATCAAGGTGCTGAATGTATCGTGTTGTGTAATGAGGAAGGTAGTCACAGAGTTGGTGCTAGGTATTTAACAGCAGCGACAGGCATGACTATGAAAGAAATCAAAGCTAACCCCTCTAAGGCTCGTGACTTGTATGCACCTGTTAAAGATAAAATAAAGATCAAGGATGCGACAGGTAGAGATATGTCATGGGTTGAGAGTGTATGTAAGTCTTACAAGCCTGATGTCGTACTACTAGACATGGGGGATAAATTTGCTAGGACAGGGGGTTTTTCTAGACCTGATGAAGCATTGAAGGCTAATGCAATATATGCTAGACAGATAGCTAAACAACATAACTGTGCTGTTTTCTATATGTCACAACTTAGTGCAGATGCTGAAGGTAAAGTTTTACTTAATCAAAGTATGATGGAAGGAAGTCGTACAGGTAAAGCAGCTGAAGCTGACTTAATGATATTGATAGCGAAGAATCCACCTAAGCAAGAAGATGGAGATGATGAGGATTTACAGAGACATCTAAATGTTGTTAAGAATAAACTTACTGGTTGGCATGGTGTTATTACATGTCAGTTGAACTACAAAGTTGGTAGGTATGAGGCATGAGCCAATACAGTCTCTTTGACAATAAAATAAAAGAGAACCCACTAGTAGATGGTGTAGTTTGTATTAAGTGTGATATAAGACAACCTATAACTCACTTTTCTGTAATGAAAGCAGGTGAAATAAAAAGAACTTGTAGGTCATGTAAGAAAGGACATAAGGCTGTATTAAATAAACTTAGGTCAGAGAATGTGTATCCTAACGAAGATTATAGTTGTGCTATATGTAATCGTACTCTAAAAGAATTAGGTAAGTATGGACAGACTAGATTACAAAATTGGGTACTAGATCATTGTCACGACACCAATACATTTAGAGGTTGGGTGTGTCACAAGTGCAATACAGGATTAGGTGGTTTTTCAGATAGCTTGACAATACTTAAAGAAGCTGTTAGATACTTAACTAAACATAAGGAGAAATTGAATGAAACTGACACTTGACGTTGAGAACACAGTTACGACAAGAGACAATAAACTTCACCTTGATCCCTTTGAGACAGATAATGAATTAGTTATGATAGGATGTCTTACAGATACAGGTAAAGAATATTTATATAGAGACAACTACGATGGTGTACAAGAACTATTAGATCAAGCTACTGTTCTTATAGGACATAACATTGTTCATGACTTAATGTGGTTATGGGAATGTGGATTTAAGTATGATGGTCCTGTATTTGATACCATGTTAGGTGAGTACGTACTACAAAGAGGTCTGAAGCAACCATTGTCCTTAGAGGCTTGTGCTGAAAGACATGAGTTAAATACTAAGAAACAAGACACACTAAAGGAATACTTTAAGAAGGGTTTTTCTGTTGCTGATATACCTAAAGAAGAGTTAGCTGAATATTTATCAGCAGACTTACATGCAACCCAAGAACTAAGTGATCTGCAATATAAGAAACTAAACACTACAGAGTATAGTGGTCTTATGGATACTGTTATCCTAACTAATAAAGTAGCATTGACGTTAGCTAGAATATATCAGACAGGGTTTGCAGTTAATTTAGATAAACTAGAAGAAGTTAGAGAGGAGTTTGAGAATGAAAAAATAGAGACTGAGAAAAGACTTAACATACTAGTTAAGCAATTAATGGGTGACACACCTATAAACTTAAATAGCCCAGAGCAAATGTCATGGGTTATATATAGTCGTAAACCTAAAGATAAAACAATGTGGACACACAGCTTTGACCAACACATGAAAGAAAAAGAGTTTAAGAATGTTGTATTTGATAACTCCAGCATTATATATAAAACTAATGCAGTTAAATGTCTTACGTGCTATGGGTCAGGCTCAATTAGAAAGATAAAGAAAGATGGAAAACCTTTTGCAAACCCAAGTAAGTGTGATTCTTGTAATAGTAGTGGCTACCATTTTATGGCTACGGACAAAATAGCAGGATTAAAATTTAGTCCACCTTCTGCAAAGTGGGTGACTGCTAATGGATTCAGTGTTAATAAGAAATACCTTGACTTGTTACAGAATACTGCTAAAAAAGTAAATATGGATGAGGCAGTTAGTTTCCTCAGTGACTTACAGAGATTATCAGCACTAGATACATATCTGTCTTCATTCATACAAGGTATAAAGACTTACGTTAAACCTGATGGTAAGTTACATGTTCGTTTATTACAACATAGAACATCCACAGGTAGGTTCAGTGGTGCTGATCCTAATATGCAGAATATGCCAAGAGGTGGTACTTTTCCTGTAAAGAAAGTATTTGTATCACGTTGGGAAGGTGGCAAGATACTTGAAGCTGACTTTGCTCAGTTAGAGTTCAGAGCTGCGGCATATTTATCACAAGAT